TCATGGACCTCTTGGGCATTTCTTGCTCAGGTCTACCTGCAGAGTGTAAAGATGTCATTCAAGACTGCGGTGAAGGTCCGAAGACTAAAGGTAGAAGTCTAGCAGATGACCTAGATGATTTGCTAGCAGCAATCTCAGCAGACACTAAACCATCACCTTCTATTAGTGCATGTGATGATGCTAAGAGTCCTGTTACACCAGTATTAAATGTTGCTATCACTGGTGGTAGTTTCTTGCCAGAGACGGCACCAATTTCTCCATCACAAAATGTCCCCACACCACCAGCAGCGGGCACTGTCACTCTAGATATTATCATCGAGCCTACCAGTGCAGTAATAACACAAGGCAACACACATACATTTACTTGTGTCGGTGCTAGGTCTGACGCTGGTGCTGTAACATATCAGTGGCAAACTTATAGTGTTAGCAGCAATACTTGGTCTAATGTATCCAGCACAACAACTGATTTTACAACAGATGTTGAAGGAAATTATAGATGTGTAGTAACTGGTGATTCTACTACAATTCCTCCCTCTATTGATTCACAACCTGCATTCCTAACGGTAACACCAAATCCAAATATTCCTGCACCAGGCACTCCTCCCACATCATTTGGTTTTGTTAGTGGCATTAACGTAGCATTTGCTGGGAAGTCTAGTGCTTTTACAAATCTAAATGGTGTATCATCGTTTGTTTACTCTGGCACTAGCGCCAATCCTTCCTCTCCAATTATCTCAATTGGAGGCACAGCAACATCATCATTTACATCAGGTGTTAATACACCTATTGGGTCATCAGGTGCCAAGTATACTCTCACTGCAACACCAGTAATAGTAAAGGCAGGTGGGACTGTAACACTTGAATTGACTACAGAAAATGTCCCCAACGGCACGGTGCTTGACTTCTATATTTTTGCACCAGAGTTAGCACTGAGTGATGTTTTAGATAACACATTGTCTTATAAGTTTACTGTCAAAGATGACAAGGCAAAGAAACTTATCACCTTTGCGGATGAGTTGAGTTTCTCTACAACTATTGCTGTCTTTGCTGCACTTAAGAATGGATATGCAGCAACACAGTTTGCTGTAGTAGGCAACGCTCCATTCCCTCTACCTACACCAACTCCAATCACACCCACACCACCTATTGCATGTCAACCAGTGGTCTCAGAAGATGGTGAGATTATTGACATAGCAATTTGTAGTAGCGGCAGTCCTTATAGACAGGCACCGAAGATTTATATTCAAGGTAACGGAAAAGGATATGGTGCTTCAGCAGTAGCAGACTTAGATAAAGATGGATTCCTCAAGAGAATTAGAGTCATGCGTCCTGGTAGAGGTTATCCGCCCAACCCACCAACTGACTTAGATTGTATCATCACTGGATTTACTATCATTAAGACAGGATTTGGTTTTGATGAGCCACCAGCAGTGTTTGTTGATGGTGACTTGGATGTTGCTGAAGCAGTCATTCGTGATGGTGTGTTAGTTGACATCAGAGTGAGGGATAAGTCAAGGACATTCACAACTTATCCCAAGGTTAAAATTGTTGCATCATCACAAGGTGTAGGTGCCATTGCAATCGCTAACGTTGCTTGCCTAGATAAGCAAGATGTAAGAGAGATTGCAGAGGTCGTTGGTCCAACACCAGAAGGCGAATACATCGACTGTCCGTAGGAGATACAATAAATGGCAAGCGACACATATTCTGGCGTAACTTATAACGGTGGGGATTTTAAGAGTCCTTGGGCAGATACTAATGTATCATTTGATGCATCTAATATCGATTGGACACAGACAGAAGCACTGTTTCCTTTAGAAGGATGTCAAGTTAGTTTGATTCCACCATCTGCTGACGTAGGAATTAGAAATAATAACATTTGGTTTACCGCAGAGAATCCTTACGGTGATAGTAGTTTTGGTATCATTGGTAGCACTGGGTCACACTTCAGTGTAGATGAGAAAGGCACGATTCAAGTCAAGGCAGCAAGTCCAGTCGCAGAGGACTTAACTTGTGGCAGGATTGAAATTGAATCGCAATCAAATTGCAGAGTAAATGTTGGCACATCTCTTGCTATTAATGTTAATGCATCAGGTCAACATGATGAGGAAGGTGATGTTAGTAATTCTAACACACAATCAGTAGATAAGAAAAGATATCCTGCATTCTCTATCAATGTAAGTAACGGTGGATTAGATATTGAATGTGCTGATGGAGATATTTTCTTCAGCGGTAAGAATATCACCATGAATGCTGCTGAAACGTTGACACTCAACGCGACAAGAGCAGTTAATATCTTATCAGGATATGAGCCATCACAGGTAGCAACAGCTGCACTGGGTGGTCTATTTGGTTTCGAGTTACCTGACTCTGGTGGCGGTGAAGTTGTCATCAAAGCAGGTAAGTTTAAGAATGACTGCACCACTGCAGAAACTAATTCTGTAAAGAATACAGAGAAAACAACTGGCGCTAAGACAACAGAAACTGGGTCACCTATGGGCACCAATTCTGTTAGACAGTCTGGTGATTTAAGTCTAGCAACATCAGGTAACGTCTGGATTGCTGCTGGTCAGAAGATGCGTATCGAAGCGCAAGGCACTGTCGTCAATGCAACTGGTCCTGCAGTCCCACCAATCTGGGGTGCTACACAGGTAGAGCCTCTCTCAATCATTGTCAATAAAGGTAACACACCTGGAAAGACAATCATGAAGACTGAATTGTGGAATGGTGATTGGGTTACAACACTCAAGGGCACAGGTAATGCTGCTATCGCTACCACAACAGGTTTCATCGGTCTTGTAGGCGGTCGTGGAGATGTTACAACCCTTACAGGTAAACCAGGCGATGTCATCCTTGATTCGATGTCAGGAAGTCTCATTGGTAAAGCAAAACTCGATGCTAAATTCAAAGGTATCAAGAGTGCGGAGATTGGTATCGGTGAGGAGGCAGTAAGCACAGATTTCCTCAAGTTTGAGCCAAAACTAACGACACTAACTGTCACCAAACCAATGACAGTTACAGGCACTGGCACACTCACCTCAACATTAACAGGTGACTTCAAAAACACCATCACTGGTGCTATCACAAATACTATTACAGGGGCAACAACAAATACATACACTGGTGCATATACAAACACAATTACTGGTGCTGTGACAGAAACTATTACAGGTGCATACACACAAACTGTATCTGGTATTTCGACCATGATTGGCACTGGCGGCGCAAGTATCTCTGGTAAGACAGTTGATATTAAATCTGACGGTGCAGTCACCATCAAGGGCACCACAGTGGACATCGAAGGACCTTCAGGCATTAACCTAAATTGAAAATCGACCTTTGATTACCAAAATGGGCGCAAAAAAATCCCGCCAATTTTTTAGTTAAAAAAGTTTTTATACTTGACAAGACCCCTTGTCGCCGCTATAATAACGATGTGCTCGGTTGAAGGGGGTTGACAGCCTCTAGAGACTCTGCTACAATACGAAGATACAAACGGAAAGCACCATGCTCGATTACGGACAAGACGGACAAATCAACGAAGTGGAGTCACGCGACGTAGAGTCGGTTATTGACCCTATTCTGGATGCTATGGAAGCACGCATGAAGCAACTTGAGGAAACTGAGTCTTGGCGTGATATCATGTCCATTTGCCAAGAATTTCATGAGTGGGGTGCTGCCCAAGAGGGTGATGACATCGGTTATCTGTTTATGCCTCGCTTGAGTGATATGAGTGATGCTTGATAAAACCACCAAACTGCTTGACATCATTACAGTAGACCTGTATAATAAGAAGGTAATCGTGAGAGGGGAAGACCAATCAGTGATTACCTTCAAATGCTCTACTATTAACGAATTAGTTGAATTAGTAGACCAGTGTAAGAAAATGCTTAACTCTGACCGAATAATTGTCAGATAATGGGACGGTGGCGGAATCGGTAGACGCACCAGACTTAAAATCTGTTGGGCATATGCCCGTGAGAGTTCAAGTCTCTCTCGTCCTATTTCCACTAAATAATAACGTTAGTGGAAATGTTATGAAATACACACTATCACAAGCCTACGTTTTCTACTTGGGTCAAGTAGTTAGAATGTATTTCATTCAAGGTCTGCCGTATACTTTTGACGAATTGCCAAAAGTTATACAAGACCATCCAGAGATACAAGCAGAAGCATTAAAATTTCGCGATTTTGATGACGAAGAATTGTATCAAGTGTGCAACTACCTTATCATGGAAGAGTGCCATCCATTAATGTTTGAAATAGAAGTAAACGACCCCGCCTTGCTTCCCATCGACGATTAGGAGTGTTTTTATGTTTTGGGGTAAATATCATGATTTGCTATTCAAGTATATTGACTTGAATCAAACATACCGCAACACTCTTACTCACAAAGACATTACGATGGACTCCTTCCTTCTGGAAGGTAAGTATGTCAAAAAGGCAAGAGTCACTGATATTAATCAGGGCAAAACTGCCATATACAACAACATCATCTATCCAAAGACAGGAAGTAATCTACCCTGTCTAGGAATGGACCTGATGGCGTTTTTTGAGAAAAAAGTTATTTTAACATTCGACTTCCAGCACCCTAAACCTCATTATGATTTTGACCATGACATTATAAGGGAATGTATGGGCGAGTATGCGGGCAATACCAAAGAAATTCGTTTTTTTGAGCCTGGTAATCATTTTTCTCGTTATGTATTTGTGCGTAAGTGCCATATGGACGAAGTTGAGCAATTTTTGCCCGATTTTGAGAAATATGTTAGCACTTACGCCAAACTACTAGAAAATGCAAAACCAACTGGTGATGATGTAACAGAATTTGGCGCTTTTGACAAATATATGTTAGAATTAGACCCAGTAACAGGTTATATGCAATCTAATTTTGGAAAAGAAGTTGGTGAAAAATATACTCACGAATTTCTTTTTGAATATGCAAAATATGCGCCACTTTAGCTCAGCTGGATAGAGCAACGGTTTTGTAAACCGTAGGTCGTCGGTTCAAGTCCGACATGTGGCTTCCGTGTGAAGGAAGTGACAAAAACCTCAGGTTTCTCCTGGGGTTTTTTCTTATAAATAAGTTGAGAAAGAATTCTTTGTGCCACCTAGGGGTCCCTGAAGACTATGCCATTAACTAAGTTAGAGAATCTAATTTCCAGTAAAACTGGAAGATATCTATATGTTTCACCTGATGATTTCAATGCTTCTGACGCATTAGACAATAGAGGTAATTCGCCAACGAGACCCTTTCTCACAATTCAGAGAGCATTCCTAGAGGTTGCTAGGTATTCGTATGTTCCTGGTCAGGAGAATGATAGATTTGACCAGTTTAGCATCATGTTGTCGCCAGGCAACCACTATATTGATAACCGTCCTGGTATTCTAAATCCTGAGGAAATTGCTCCTTTCGCTTATAATCAAGCAACTCAGGAGTGGGAAGATGAGTCTATTGTTGACCTCAGTAACCCTAATAACATTCTGTACAAGTTTAATGGTCCTAATGGCGGTGCCACTATTCCCAGAGGCACCTCGCTGGTGGGTATGGACCTTCGTAGGACTCGTCTTCACCCTCTCTATGTACCTGACCCTGCTGATTCTGATATTGGCAGAACAACACTCTTCAATGTTACAGGCGGCTGCTACTTCTGGCAGTTTACTATTCTAGATGGTGATGTAGAACCTAATTCACCACTTTATGATGCACAAGAAGGAATTGGTAAAGTTTACTATCAACCAGGCAACACTCTTACCACAATTCCTTATTATTCACACCACAAAATTTGTAACTTTGAGTTTGCAGATAGAGAAGACCTAGGTCTACTTTATAGAAAGATTGCTCGTGCATTCTCACAATTCCAACCAACTATTGACGATCCAGGCGAATTTGAGCAGAGACCACAGGAAAACAGAATTGTTGGTCCTCTCCAAGACGCTATTCGTATTGACACAATCGAAGTCAATAATGTTGCTGGCACAACTGCACTTGACGTTACTGTTAAGACTAAGACCAATCACGGTTATTATGTTGGTCAGGCAGTTGCGATGGCAAATCTACGCTCTACGCTACCTGCAGGTGCGTCTGAGCCTATTCCTCTATCAAATGACCCCTTAACAGGTGTATTCTCTGTTAGAGAAATCAGTATTACTGACCCTAAAGAATTTACTTATCGTGTTATCGGTAAGAATGCAGCTGCTGTTGGTCTTGGTGATAAGATTGGCACTCCTATTGCTCCACCAGACCTCGATACAAACGCTATCACACAAGCAGAGATTGACTCTGTAGAATCTGCATCACCATACGTCTTTAACGTCTCTATCCGCTCTACCTGGGGTATCTGTGGTATCCACGCTGATGGTAGTAGAGCGACTGGTTTCAAGTCGATGGTTATCGCACAGTATACGGGTGTTTCGCTACAGAGAGACGACCGTGCGTTTATTCGCTATGATGAATTCTCCAACACTTGGAATCAAGCATCTCTAACTGATGCTTTTGCTACGACACCTTATCACGCAAAAGGTGACGCATATTGGAAGGATGATTGGAGAAACTTCCACGTTAAAGCATCTAATGATGCATTCATTCAGAACGTTTCTATCTTCGCTGTTGGTTTCGCTGACCACTTCTTGATGGAATCTGGTGGTGACATGTCTATCACCAACTCCAACTCCAACTTCGGTAATACATCACTACATGCTATTGGTTACAAGGGATATGCATTCTCCCAGGACCAAGGTGGTTACATCTCACACATCATTCCACCTAAGAAGGTTACTACCACAACTAAGAAGTATCAATACTTCACCTTCGACCAGACCAAGATTAGAGGTAACAGTGCATTAGATACAAGCCTTGGTACTTATAATCTTGTTAGATTGTATCTTGCTAATGATGAGTCAAACGACCCACTACAAAAACCTGCAACTACTGTTAATGGTTTCCGTCTAGGTGCTCAATCACATGACAAAATCTATGTAAAACTTGACCCTGCAACTGGATTTACTGGGTCTATTCGTGAAGCAGAACTTGCTCCAGCTGGTTATAGAAAGTTTGATGTTGCTCTTTCCATTCTTTCTCCAACTACAAATAATGCGGTTGTTTCTAACAATGACCAAGATGCAGCAAATCTACTTGACCTTAACAGAGACTTTATTGCGTCTGAAGTATACGGTTACATCACTCGTAAATATCCTTATCTACTCACCAAAGAAGGTCTTACCATTGGTAAGTGCCGCCGTGATGTTGGATATATCCTAGAAGCAGTTGCTAATGACCTTCGCGTTGGTGGTAACGTCAACAGCGTCCAAGCAGGTCAAGCATACTATACTGGCAATCAATTAGACTTCATTGAAGGTGAAAGAGAAGAGACTCTAGAGGCATTCTCATATGCTAGAAGTCTTGCAGTTGCTGCAATGCGTAACTGGGAATTCCGTATTGAAAATTGCAGCACAACGCTCAATAATGATGTTGTAACTATTCCTGCAGCAATCACCACTATTGGTATTGTTGAAGGTATGTCGGTTACGGCAACACCTGCAGGTGGACAGAATAATCCAATTCCTGCTGGCACATATGTCAAGGAAATTATTAGCACAACTCAGATTAGACTTGGTAATGCTAATGATACTGATACCGTAAATGCTACTGCTACTATTCAAGCAACTGGTCCTGCTGCTGGCGGTATTACACTCAATTTTGAATTAAATCAACCTAAGTTTGCTAGTTCCTCAGGTAGAGCATTTGATGCTGGCACTCTTATTACACTTAATAAGGACTTCATTGCTGAGGAAGCACTTATCCTTGCTAAGCAGTGGGACCCTTCAACTACTGTCCCCGATGAAACCAAGTGTAAGCGTGATATTGGTCTAATCCTCGATGGTCTTGTTACTGACCTCAGGACATTTGGTAACGCTGGTATCGTTGATGCAGCAACTTCTTATGTTGGCGCACCATCACGTTACTTTGATGCTAAGAATCTAATTCTCTCCAACAGAAGAGAGATTATTGACAAAGCAGCTGCAAAACTTGCTATTGAATATCCTGATTTCTACTACGGTGGTAGTGGATTTAGCAACGGTGGCGATGCCCAAACTAATGTATATTCTCGCTATAAAGATTCTTATCGTTTAATTCAGCAAAACAAGCAGCATATTACTGATTATGCCACTGCTGAAGTTGCTGTTAATCATCCAGATTTTTATTTCCCAGATGATCAACAAACTGATAATGGGTCCAGATTTGCTGATTCTTATCGTTTAATTAAGCAAAATAAGACAGAAATTGTACAAGCAGCATATGATGAAATTGCATTGCAACATCCTGGTTTTGTAAATCCAGACCCTGCTGCTTGCCTTCGCGATTTAGGTATTTTTGTTGATTCTATAGCACTTGACGTGTTTACTGGTGCTAACAGATATACCAGACTATTTACTCTAGAGTATTTCAATGGTCCTGGTGCTAATTCACTGTCTGGCGAAGAAGCAGAAACAATCACTGCTTTTACTAAAGCTGGGCAAATGATGAAAGATGCAGTCACAAATCAATTGACTGTTAAAGATTTAACAATTACTGCAGATTCTACCACTGGAAGTAATACTGACCCATCTTCCTGTGCTAATGTCCGATCAACTATTGATAGTTTAACAACTATTGTCACTAGCACTATTTCTGCAGGCAATACTAATGGTTTGGTAGGTGAATCTGCTAGTGCTATTATTACGGATGGAGAATCTAAGTGTAAGCGTGATATTGGATATTTTATTGATGCTATTTCTACAGACCTTACAACACTTGGTAACTCTTATTCGATTGACTTCATCAAACAGTATTTTGTTGAAGGTGCAGTAAATGGTAAGATTCTTACTTTCACAAATTCTGCTGGCACAACACTTCTAAACAGAGCAGATAGAATTTATAACGGGGTTGACACAACCAGTGCTAATGGTGTAGGTGCTACTTTCAGAGTAACCAGAGATTCTAATGGTGTTGTTGATAGCGTAACTATTCTAGAGGGTGGTTATGGATATGCTGCTACTGACCTAGTAACTATTCCAGGCGGTAAGATTGGTGGCGTTGATATTGCTGACGATATCACTGTCACAGTTTCTACAGTTGAGCAAGCATGGATTACTGGTGGTCTTCAAGGTGAAGAAGCACCTTCTATCACTGCATACACTGCAGCAGTAGAAGCGATGAAACTCGCTATTAATAACCAGTTATTTGTTAAGGACTTGACTCTAACTGGCGACCCACAACCTGGCAATCCTGGATCTGGTCTCAGTGTATTCGGCACTCCTGGTGTCACTACAAACAATCAAGATACACAATCTTGCTCTAACGTCCAAGCAACTTTAGATACTCTATCAGAGCTCATCTTTACGAGAATTCGTCAGGGTGATATGGTTACTGGCACAGCAACCAACCCTGCACTTCCTGAGATTAACTATGGTAGCGCACCTACATTCCAAGAGAAGTGTAAGCGTGACATTGGCATCGTTGTTGATGCAATCGCAGAAGACCTTGCTTTAGGTGGTAACTATAATATTATTCAGGCAACCTTATCTTACTTTGATAGCACTGGTAATACTCTTATTAATAATGGTCTTGCTGGTGAGTTGGCACAATCAGTCACTGCTTTTGAAGAGGCAAGACAACTTTGCTTCAAGGCAGTAACTAATCAACTCAATGTAAGAGATTTCGACATTTCTGAGGGTCCTGCTGAATTGGGTGTCCCTGGTCCAAATATTCCAAATGATAACCCGAATTCCTGTTTAGATGTAAGAAACAGTATTGATACTCTCTTTAGTGTCCTCATTGATAAACTTAATAACGGTACACTTGCTCTACCAGCAGTTAACTATAATGCTGGGTCTGAATCACTTGCTGGTGAATTAAACATCAGCGTTTATGCATATAAGAAGGTTAGAGACCTTGCTATCCTCGCAATGCGTAATTGGAGGACTGGCGATGGCCAAGATACTGACCCACTATATGTTAAGGACCCAACTAATCCATTAGACCTTCAAATTGATGCAACAATTGATACTTCAACTGCAGGTATTCCACGTTGTGCAGATGTAGCATATACTATCGCTACTGAGTTTGATATCCTCATTGAAGCACTTGAGAATACTGGTCCTCTACCTCCTAGAAATAGTGGTAGTGACGAATATATTGTCAAATATGCTCCTCAAACAGATGACAGCATTACAGTTGATACTAGCAATAACAAGTGTGCAAGCACTAAGGATGCTATTATTGAGAAGATGCGTGTCATTGACAGCATTATCCGTAATGGTGTAGATGCTGAGCCTCTAGTTTCACAACTTGTCAACACTTCTGACTTTGCAACCAGAGCAACTTTATTCCGCGTTGGTGGTGCTAATCCACACAATATGGAAACTGGCACACCAGTCAGACTGGTCCCAGTTGCTGCAAATGATAGCGTAGATAAGCGTCTCATTAGACTACCTAAAGGATTTGACACCAATACTAAGTATTATGTCATTGCTCCTGGTAAGATTACACAACCAGAAGATTATTCCTCTGGTGGTGCAACTGCACAGTTTAATGATTCTCAGACATTCATGCTTGCAACCAGCATCGAAAATGCTACTGCTGGTAACTACATCTATTCGTCTGAGACAACTAGCATCAGCCCAGATATTAAGATTGAAGTCCATCAGTATCTAACTGATGTCAACTATGACTTACATCGTTATACTTGCTCACTAGTTAGCTCCAGAGTATTTGAGACTACTACAAACCATGTCTTTGATACCGCTATCAATGGTGTCCAAGTCCAACAGGTCTTCTTCTATCCATTAGAAGAGAATCTAATCAATGGTGAGGCAGTTGGTGCTGCTCTCGATACTCTACCCACCAAAACTTCTGGTGATAGACTAGAGATTGATAGACCATACTATGTTGGTCGCCCAGCAACCTACACTAAGAATAATGAATTCTCTCTATATCTTACTGTCCAGAATGCTATTGATAAGCAGAATGCTGTCCAATTTAACTTCCCAAGTGGACAGTCATTCCATGTCTTTGCAACTAAGAAGAGAAGTCCTCTAGGTTATGATCCTGCACAGCAGTGCTGGTATCTCAAGTCTCTAGAGTCTGGTAACGAGATTTACCAGAGAATCACGATGTCTGATGCATCGAGAGGAAGTCTTTATGTCAACAAACCACCTCGCACTCCTGACTCATTCTTCTATAGAGCAGATGATACCAGAGAGAAAGAGGATAAGTCATACAAATTACGTTATGTCATTCCTAACTATCGTGATGATGTTAGAGACCCACTTGAAGGTTTCGCAATCAGAATTAGGACTGACGAGAAGAGAAAACTTCTACCACAAAAACTACTCCTCAAACCAGTTGCTGCTGGTGTCCAGAAGGATGCTACATTCTTTGAAGAAGGTCCATCACCAAGAGAAAGACTTGGTGTTGCAGCTGCTCTAACTGAGTATGACCCATACAACCCAATCTACGCTAAGCGTATTGAGGGCACAAAGACAGAATCTAACGTATCATTCACCATTCAGTCTGCAAGGACCAATGATGATGGTTACCTAGAGATGACCGTCTTTGACCATGGTCTAGACCTTGAGTCACTCAAAGCAGAAAGATTTGTAACCGTCAAGGTTGGTCAACCACAAGGTGGCAACGGTGACTTTGTTGAAGGGTCTGTTGTCACATGGTATGGTGATTATACTGGTAGTGCAACAGTCCACGCATGGTTTGGTAATGAGAATGTTGAGGGTGGTCTACAAGAGTTTAACTATCTTATTCTAAAGGGTGTCCAAGGTGAATTAGACTTTGCTGATAACAAGCAAACCTTCATCAGACAAACTATTGCAGGTCAGGCAGATGTTACTGCTGAAGTTCTAGATAGACCTAACTTCGGTAAAGAAGACAAAGATGAATATCTCTATGGTGTTGAGGCATCTAATGTCTACTGCATCACTCCTGGTGATGTTGTTACTGACGATGCTGCTAGACAGTATAGAATTGTCAGTGTCGAAGATGTATCTGACCTAACTGAAACATACTATATCTACAGCATTGAAGAGATTCAGAGAAGAATCCCACGTCAGCAAGATGGTGTTTACTATCTAACTGTTGTCCGTGGTGACATTTCACCTCTACCTCTTGGGTCTGGTGTTGGCACAAACTTCAGAAAATTCAAGTTTAGTCAGCCCGTATCTAGACTCTATCCTCTCACTTATAAGAATGACCCACTACTCTTCCAGTATGATGGTAGTGATGAGCAGGGTGGTAATCAGGATGCTACACTCCTCGACCCACCTGCAGCATCTTGTGCCGCTGACAATTATATCCATGGTTTAGTTACAATCAACGATGCCAAGAATTCTGCTACCAAAGAAATGGTCTTGGATTTCATTAACAATCCTGGATCTGGTGAGCATACTTACACTGGTGTAAATGCTATCAAGGCACAAACTGGTGCAGCATCATCTGGCGCAGAAGAGCGACTCATTCCTATTGCGGGTGACTCTGGATTCCCACTAGAGCAGAAACTCTATGTTGAATTACGTCGTCCATCTATCGCTCGTGCTGGTAACCACACGTTTGAATACCTTGGTTTCGGTCCTGGTAACTACTCAACTGGTTTCCCTGCAAGACAGACAGTTATTCTAACTGATGTCCAAGACTACTATGCACAGGCTAAGAAGCAAGATGCTGGTATCGTCTTCTACACTGGTATCAACTCCAATGGTGAATTATATATCGGTAATCGTAAGATTAATGCTATTACTGGTGAAGAAGAATTCCTAGATGCACTCATCCTAGAGGAAGATGATTCGGAAGATGGTGAATTCGGTAGTCTCGTTACGGTCTTTGAGGACCCCGTAACGTTTGAGAATATCATTACTCTAAACGCTCCACCTAATCTAACTAACTTCTTCAACTCACCTGTCATCGTCAACGTTGACCCTGAGTTTGAAGCGAAGATGACTCCTCCTTCACTTAGAATTGTATCACGTCCTGGTGATAGACAAGGTGTAGTCCCTGGTGATGATGACCAACTACTTGACACTACGAGAGCTGGTGACATCTTAATTGATAAAAATAGAGTCAGAGCTGCCATCTTTGACCTCAACCCAAGAGGCACTCAGAGATATACTCTTAGGTCTGGTGTTGACAATACGACACCCAACCAGGATACTTCTGGCACAAAAGCGAGATTTAGTTCTTCACAAACATTATCTTTTGGGTCTAGTGTCCCTCTATCTGGCGACATTCTATTCAAGGGTGGTGAAGTAGGTAATACTGGATCACTGGGTTGGATTTATGCTAACTCTTACACACCATTCACTCTAAGTGCAAGTCCTGGTAATGAGTCTGCTATTGATATCACTGGTATTGAATTCTTCCCTAATCTGAATGTTGTTAAACTTATCTTCCAAGTTGGTAAGGTTAACTTTAGCTCAACTAATCCTGGCGCATCGCTTGGTATTACATTAAGTAGTCAAATTAAGATTACTGGTGGTCAAGACAGACTTGCAACTCTTGAAGGTGTCCATACCGTATATAATAATGCTGCTGAAGGTTATGAATACCTAGAGTCTAATGGATATGTTTATCTCCTCACTGAGAGAGCATCTGAGGCAGTATTAACTGGCAATGCTCCTTATATCTCTTCGACAAATCCAACTGCACAAGGAAATCTAGAGATTTCAATCGGTGTTTCTGCATGGAAGGAAACTGGGGTTATTGGTGCTGAGGCACTAAGGACAGAAACCGCTGTATATGGTGATTATAAACTAGGTATCAACACTATTGCTAGAGCAGTTTCTACAGATTATGAAGATGGATTTGTTTCTACTGCAACATATCCAAGAGCAAACCTTGATGTTGTTGGTAACACATTTATTAGTGGTAGGACTCAAACCACACTATCTGATGGTAGTGGTGGCACACCAGTAGCAACTAAGCACGCATTTATTGTTGGTGGTGACAGTGCAAATCCCGATTCTACTGCTGAATTTAGAGTTACAACTACAACACTATCTCAAGATGGACGCACTGAAGGTGCAACTGCCGATATTGATAATGGTAGAGTTGGTATTAACGTCAATGACGCAGCACTAGATAAAAACTTCGTTGTTTCTGGTGACGCAAGAATTACTGGTGACTTCACCTTTGAATCTGACATTGATGTTGATGGTGGCGATATTCGCTCTACTGCTGCTACATTCAACATTGCTAATCAGACCAGCACTACATCATTGAATCTCACTGGTTATGCTGTAAATGTAGCGATTGCTGACCTAGCAACGGCAGACCAAACAATCAATATTGGCACTGCGGTAACAGGCACAAGCACACTCAATGTCCACACAGATTCTATTAATTCTACTGTTAATGTAGGCACGGTTGAAAATACTGGTGCTGGAAATATTTCCAGAATCACTTTAGGTGGTGCATTTGCTAACAAGCAGGCAAGTATCTTTAACATTAAGAATTATCAGACAATCGTTGATGGCATTCTCACTATTAATGGTGGAGAAATCAATACAACATCTCCTGATGGTGAGTTTACTCTCTTCCCATCTGGTATCACCAAGTTAAATATTGGTCTATCAGTTGGTGAGTTGACTCTTGGTGGTGTTGCTGGTGAGACTCAAATCAGAAATGGCATTAGAGTCCAAGGATCTGCATTCTTCGAGTCAGACATGACTCAAAATGGTGGTCTTAAGAATACTAATCTCGGTATCGATAGAAACATCTTCGGCACGATTCGCATTGCTACCTTGGCGAGAAGTAGTAACGTTGCAACGGTAACTACTATTGACCCACACAACTTAACCACTGGTGATACAGCAGAGATTGATTCTAGTGTAGATTCATTCAATACTGTAAATGCAGTATCTCTAACTGTTGTAGACAACACCACATTTACTTATAGCAATACGGGCAGTAATTTCTCTGCCGCAGCTGCTACAGGTACTGTTATTACTGGTGTTGGTCTCAATCAGTCAACAGGCACACTTGCAAATCTAAACATCGACTTCTTCAGTGTTGTTGATGACTTTAGTGGAGTTGTCAATATCACTACAGTAACTGCTAATAAGATTATTGTTGATACAAGTGGTCACTTCTTCAATACTAATGAGTCAGTCCAGTTTATTGATGTTGGTAATTTAACTGGTGTCAATACGACTTCTACTTATTATATTGAAAGCAGAGATGCTCTAGGATTCGTCCTTAAGGATGTTAATGACAACACGATTACCGTTTCTCTTCAGCAAGGTAGCACCGATGCTGGCACTGCAAGAATGGTTCTTGCAGAGACAACTGTTGATACAGTTGGTGGACAACCATGGGGTGATGATTCATATAAGAATCAGATTCTGAATGGTGTCCAGACATACTTGCTACCAATCAGCAATCCATCTGGCATTGGTATCAGTGAGTTGTATTTGGTTGGCACAGAAATTGTGCAGACGGTCAACTTCCCAACAACTTATGTCCCAGATTCTCCTGTCCCATATACCGTTGAGGTTATTAGAGGACAAAGAGGTACCGCACAATCTGCACAACCAGATGGACAAAAGGTTGTAAGATTGATTGAGCAGCAAAATGCTTCTTACATCTCACCTAACCCAGTCACTGCTCTTGATACTACAATTAACGTTGCAGAATTCTCTGCTGCTATCAAGGCAGGTGACCTATTCCGTCTCAATAAGACGGACTTAAACACTGGTGGTGAATATACAAGAATCACGGTAATTAACCCTGCTGATGCTCAGTCCTTCACTATTAATAATGGTGATTTCGGCACCACTGTCTTGCCTAAGGACCCACTTGAAGTCTTTAAGACTATCTCTACCACTGGTAACACACAAATTAGTGGCGACGTTGTAATCGGTTACGATACTACGAAACCATTCATCAACGCTGCAAATGACCAGAATCTTGCTGATGCTTACGGCAAGACTAATAGTGAAGCAACTGGTAGCACACTAGAAACAACTGGTGGTGGTAATCTAACGGTCCACAACTCAATCGAGTTGAGTGGTAATACTTCTACTTCTACTCCTGAAAAACAATACTTCGTTATCACTAATGGCACTCTACCTAAATTCTATGTTGAGTCTGCTTCTGGTGACACAAGTCTATACAATGGTGCAGACCTCAAGATTTTCAAAGATTCCTTCTTTGCAACTGGGTCATTCGACAAAGGCAGGACTAACAGTGCAACTAATATCGCACTTGAGGTATTGGGTGCAACTGGTAACACTAAGATTGCTGGTACACTAAGGACTGGTGACGACTTTGCAGTTGGCACACTTGCTAATCCTGCAAATCCTGAGAGTGGAAGCAATGCTCATACCTCTAGATTCACAGTTGATGCACAAACTGGTGACACATACGTTGGTAGATATCTAGAAGTCAACGGTGTATCTTCTGCAAATCCTTCTGACGCTACTGAGATTGTCCAAATCAACAACTTGGGCGTCAGTGGTAATAAACCATTCACATTCAGGCAAAATGCTTCTATTGAGGCATTCGGTCACGAAAACTTCTACAACGCAAACGGTGGTAGAAAGACGGTGTTTATTTCTACACAGGGCAATACAGATGCATCTGCTGAGTCACTAGAGTCTAACTTACAATATCTCGTCATTCCTTCATCTACACTTGTATTGAGATTGCCTAACGATGCAATCACTGGTGATACAATCAGAATTGTAGACGTTGGTGGTGCTCTCAACTTTGCTAATAATCTAGTTGTTAGAGCGCCAAGTGGTATTAAGGTCCAAGGGTCAGATACAGGTAGCAACTTGGGTGGTGTTTCTAACTATCCTGGTGGTGAATTAGTTGTCAACACTCCGAATGCTGCTTTCGGTCTCATCTTTGTGGGTGACCAAGATTTAGATGGCAACGGTATTCCCGATGCATTCCAAGGTTGGTGGTTAATGGAGATTTAATATATGGCATTTGCAGACGCAGCAAAATATAACGAAGTAAGAAAAATGAGGGGGTTGCCCATCGGGACTATTGTCCCTTGGGCAGCTGAATCTTCTGCGATTCCTACTGGTTGGTTGGTTTGTAATGGTCGCAATAACGATATTGATGAATATCCTCTATTGTATGAAGCTATTGGTAATGTATATGGAGGCACTGCAGGGTCAACTTTCAAAGTCCCTGCCTTGACAAATAATCAGAAAGGTATTGTAGATATTTCTGAAGGTTATTTCACTGTTTTGCAAAGTAAAGGTGCTGCTCATGAACCACAGTATAGCAGTAAATCTGATGATGAATTTTGGAAATTAGTCGGCGGTGGAAATAATGGTAATGAAGCTGCTAATACACAAAGCACTTGGCAATCAACAATTGATTTAGTTGGTGAATTTTCTGGGTCTCCAGATTTCTTAGCAACCTATGATGATATTACCATGACTGAGGGTAGTTATTTTGGTATCTCTATTTACAATTCATATAATTTGATGGATTACCATATGAGTATGCATAGTCATGGTATTGCTAACGAATCTTCAACAGAAACAACAGCATATAATCATGATAGTCCTGGTCAAGCAGTCCGTTGTCCTAGTGGTGGATGGCCTGTTGGTAGTTGTAAGATGGTTTGCACTCAAACTCCTTGTTTGAGAACCAGAAATGGTCTTAAGTATGCAAACAATAGTGGTGACTTGAATAATTCTTTTGGTTACTGGTCATCACCAGCTGCAGGTGGAGGTAGTGTCCAACCTGTTCCAGGTGGTGAAACTGCATCTGGTGGTTATTATCCTGGTGATGGTAGATGTGGAGGCAATATGACTTGTGCTTCATTTAGTGGTAATGACCTAATTACCTTTACTAGCTTGTCTAGTGATGAGAAGGCAGATTCTCAACCACATAACCACACATCCAGTCAATTTGACTTTGAAGCAGATTTTTCGGTGACAAGTCCTGGTATTGTTGATAATGTGAAAATAAATACAGTTAAGATTGTTAATTCTTCTGGAGAAAATTTTGGCAACATAACCGCTACAACAGTTACTCCAACTTTAGATATGGTTTTCATTATCAGAGCATATTAATAAAATGGCAAGTTATTCTTACGAAAAAGGTAAATATGGCGGACCTTGTGGGGCAATCTTCCCATTTTTTAGGCAGATACAAGGAAATTTGCCTACTGAGCAAGATTATGAAGATTTTATTCCTGCTGGATATTTGAAATGTAACGGTCAAATTTTATCTGCTGACCAATTTCCACAACTTGCCGATTTGTTAGGAGTTGGCGAAGCTTGTCTTTATAAGAAAGCTAATACTACATTGGCAGAAAGAAATGACTCGGGCACTGGTGGCACATTTCAACTACCAGATTTAGGTAGTAAATATATTACTACAGCATCTAATCCTGGTATCTATAGTAATGATACTACCCTCAATCCAACAACAAATTTGGAAGTCCAACGTGCTGGTATTGCAGTACAACTTGCTTCAAACGGTGATGAAGTTGATTTCACATATACAGGTGAATTCAAATCAAATGGTGTATCTTCATTGAATTTTGTTGGTGTGTGGAGGACAGTTTCTCCTCCAAGTAAAACACCCTCGACTACACTTCAAATTGGTAACTTTATTGCTCATGGTCATAGAGGCACACATACTATTGCTCACTCCATCAACCAAAATAACCAGGGTATGGCAACTGGGTCTTGGGCTGGTGCTTTTTATGGCGGTGGTATTTTATGCTATCAACCAGCAAAAGTTATATGTACTGCTGACCAAAACTATGGCGTGACTTTTGTTTCTTTGGACATTACAGAATCTGGTACAGAATCTGAACATACACACTCATTAAGTAGTGTTAACTTGAGCACATCATATAGTGGCAGTATTCCTTCTACTACTATGACAGCATCTGGTTTGACAACTACTGTTAAAATGAAGACAAAAAATACTTTTAAAATGGATGATATTGCACCAAAATTCATTCTCTGTGAGTATCTAATCAAGTATTAAAGACCTATGGCAATCACTATTAGCTCACTGACTCCTGCGGAACCCATTGTTGTAACTGAAGGAGATACTATCAACTTTGCTGTAACAGCAAGTGATGATGGTGGTGCCTCTTTGTCTTATGAATGGCAAATTTCTAATGATGGGGGAAGCACTTATTCTGCTAGTGGTCTAACTGGAAATACTAATACTTTCTTTAATTTAGGACCTGTAGATAGTGGTGTCAATGGCATTTTTGTGCGTGTTGCCATTACTAATGGTGTTGATACAATATACAGCGACCAAGAATCTGTAGGTAGTAGGTCTGTTACTGTTACTGCTGCTCCAATTATTTTGGCATTGGTTGAAGGTACGGTAGATGATTATCCTGTATCAGAAACTATCGATGTTAATGACCCATTTGATTTTACAGTAACATCATCTCTACAAAATGAAGATATTTCCAATCCTTCTAATGTAAACCAAATTACTATTGTATGGCAAGAAAGCACAGATGATGGTAGCACCTGGACAAATATCAGTGCGGGTGGAGATTATAGTATAACTACTTCTACGGAGCAGTTTACAACTGGTGGCACGACTGCATACTATAGAAAATCTACTCTTACTGTAACTAATAGTGGATATTCTAGAAACTTATATCAGTATAGGTCTAGAATAAGTTATACTGGCGCAAGCAACACTCCTGTAGATACTGCTGCAATTATTTTGTATGTGCAACCAGTTATTAGTATCTTTAAGCAACCTGGCGTTGACCCTCTAGACACAGAAACATTCCAATGCTATAAAACTGGTATTGCAAATAGTGGTCAATTAAGAGTAAGTGTAGGCGCTGTTTCTACTGCTGGACAACCATTATCATATGAATGGCAGTTATCTGTAGAAGATGCGAATGGATTCCCAGAACCATGGGCAGTTGCTGATGATGGCACAGCTGGCGGCACTAATCAGGGAGGAGCATTAACAAACTCATATAGATTGAAGAGTGGCACCAATCACACATCACCTGTTTTAGAGTTAGATAGATTTATTTTCTATAATGTAATTGCATTTAGATGTCAAATTACTGGGTCTGCATCTGAACCTCCAGTAACTACAAATACTTACTATGTTTATCCTAATGATGTGCAAACTGCGCCAGTTTTGCCAGCATCATTTCAAAACATTGAAGATAAGTATGGTAACATCACAAACAGAGACATCTATCCCGATCCTGAGCAAACGGCATCAATCATTGGCGAATTAAATATCGCTAGAAATACTGGATTGAATGGTGATGTCCAGATGGTTATGCAACGTCAAAACCCAGGTGAAACCACTTGGAATGATGTATTGACTGGCACGGAAGAACCTACAGAAGATTTTCTGGTATCATATACAGCATTTCCAACAAATGATGTTGAAAATGTTGAGTTAACATATGAAACTCCCCCACTTAGAGTTGCTGATGATGATGGTGCTAAGTATAGAGTTAAAGTAACATCGTCTGCGGTTTGGACTGGTAGCAATACGTCCAAAACATTAACAGAGTTTTATTCAAATGAAGCAACATTAAATGTATATCGCACAGTATACATTTCTAACCAACCATCTGATGCTTCTGCGTTTCCAAATGAAGGTGCTGCTTTCTCTGTAACTGCAACTCCATCTAGTGGCACTGCTAATGATATTTCATATCAATGGCAGTATAGTACAGACAATCTAACATTCATCAATCTCAGTAACGGTGGAATTTATTCTGGTGTTACTACGTCTTTGCTTCAAATTTCTTCAGTGCCTTCAACTATAACATATCCCCACTATAGATGTGTGCTTTCGGTGCCTAATCAATTAGCATCGGTAACAACTCAATCGGCAGAATTATATGTAAAACAGGATTTATTTACGTCTATTACAAATTTAAATGACCAACAAGTAGATGAAAATTCTGTAGTTTCTTGGACTGTAGTTGCTACGTCACTATCTGCTTCTGCTCCTTCGTATCAATGGGAGAAGAGCACTAACTTTGACCCAAATAATGCTGCACAAGCAACTTGGACTACTATTATTGGCGAGACATCAGCAACATTTAATATACTTAGTGCGGCATTATCTGACGCTGCTTTCTATAGATGTAAAGTTACCAGTTTTGGTGGAACAGTGCAATATACTAATGCGGCACAACTATCAGTTACTGCACTAGTTATTAGTATTTTGACGAATATCGCCACCACTTATGAAGTGTTAGAAGGAGTTTCTGGATCCCAAACATTTGAGACAGAGGCACTTGCTTCCAATAGTGGAGTAATTACATATCAGTGGGAGTATAAACAACCTGGCGGTTCATATCAAGCTGCTGGTAGTGGATTTAATAATTCTGATGATGACACTAGATTTTATACACCAGATGCTTTTACTAGAAGTGAAAATGGCATTAAATTAAGATGTAAAATTACTGCTGATGGTATTCCAAATCCAGTTTATACCAATGAATGCACTATCACAGTTAACAGAAGATTGACATATGTGAAGGCACCTAGCAATCTCGCAGTCACTATTGGCACAACTCTAGTTATTGATATCAACCCTACATGGACTGGTGGTACTCCATCATTCCAATGGCAAGATGGTGGCAATGATATTAATGGAGCAACAACATCTTCACTCATTATTCCAAATATTGACTCTTCGTATAATGGTAAAGTTTATAGATGTGAAATTACGTTAGCAGATTGCAATCAATATGCATATACACAAAATAATGCTGTTGTGGTGCAATCTGTTAATGCGACAGATTATACTCAAACTGTCACTATTGCTACACAAACTGCTGCCCAAAAACCAAAATATTATAGTAAAGAAACTGAAAAGTCTGGAGCATCTATTGGCACAGTTATTTGTATTCCAAAACCTGATGGTTATACACACAACCCCGCTTCAACTTCTGATGATATTAATGATTGGGATTGTGCTAAATCTGGTACTAATGGCACATCAGCAACGTCTACAGTAACGTCTGGTAGCGTTTATAACGCAAATAAACAATCCTGGGTGAATCCTTCTGGATATCTAGGATCACCAAAACCTACTCATTCTACACCTAAGTGGCTTCTAGAAGATGATAGATTTAAAGGATTCATTGAAATGCGTGGTCAGTATGTAAAAGCTGTAGACTTCCCAGAGTTAGCGAGGATGCTTGGCACTACATATGGTGGTAGCATTACTGGCACATATCCAGCATATAATACTTCTGATTACTTTAGACTGCCACTTACATATGGCAAGAAGATGATGGGCACTGGTAACGTCAGTGGCAACTCTGGTAGTGTTTCTGTTATTCCTGAATATGCTCCTGATGGCACATCTGGTGGTGATAAATTACAACCAGGATCTATTGGTGGTGTATATAATTACATTAAATCTGCTCAGCTTCCACCAGGGTCAACTGGCATTACTGGTGACCCAGATGGCACAGCAGATGGTAGTATTAACGCAGAGACATTTACTATCGGCACATTCCAGACAAACGGTTGGGAAACCGTAGAAGGATTTGTCCAACCTGTATTCTCTGGCACAGTTACATATACATTGCCAAATGCTGGAGATGCCTTTACAGCAAATCCAGTACACGCACATAGTGCAGTCTCGATTGGCGCACTGGATAATTATTATGCAGTTAATAGTGGTTGTAATGGAAACAACGAGTGTTTGAATACATGTGGTTTCCCAGGATCTTTTAGACCTACTGCTGGCGGTGCTGGCGAGATTATAGAAGGTCCATATGGATTAACAGACTCTACTGCTGGTCAGTTGCATACACATACTGCAACTGGTCTGAATGGTAGTTTTGATATGGTCACAGATGCTGGTATGATTATCAGCGATACTACAGCAAGAATGAATTTACAATCTAAACAGTTATTTGATAATGCTACTAGTTTCTATCTCAGAAACAATGAAGCAATTCCTGTCAATGCAGCATACTTTAGATTGAGATACATGATTAAAGCATACTAAATACTTTTATCCCTAGGAATTCACGATGGCAATCAAAGTTGGTGATCGCGTAATTACTCTGCGATTACAAAGGCAGTCACATTACGGAGATCTCGTAGAAAGATATATTAACTACAATGGTAGTAGGTTAGATCTTTCGGAATCGGAGTTTAATGATTTCTTATCAAAAATGCCATCTTTGTGGAATTCTGATAAGGATAAATTAACTTATTTTGTACTATTTGAAGACAAGTCATATCTTGCACAAAGATATAAAGAAGTATATAACTTTGGCACTAGGGAAACAGAAGAAAAGTTATATAATTTTGATGAAGCAAATGAGACAGAATTGAATGCATTTGTTGCTTTCATTGCAAATTATTATACTGCATTAAAACTACAAAGGACTGAGAATTTTTATGAGTCCATTGTAGAGAAAGTTGCTGATGTTTCATACATGAAGTATCAGTTGCTAGAAATGAGAGCAAAACAGTTGAAAGAAACTGATTATATTGTGCTACCTGATTATCCAATCAGTGACGAAGAGAAGCAACAATGGATTGCATATCGTCAAGAATTGAGAGATATTACTAATCAACAAGCGTGGTTAGATAATAATTTCCAATCTGTGGTAGTCCCTGTAAGTCCTAGACCTAAGGACCAAATTGTTGATATGTTTAATATGGTTGGTAGTGCATATGCAAATGCTGCTGATTTGCCACCATCACTACTAGAATCTGTCAAGGAAAATATTGACGGTCTTGGTATCAGTGGTATTATTGAAAAGTGGACAGAAATCACACTTAAGGTTGAGATTCTTAAGGGTATTGCAAGCTTGAAAGTACCTGAAGGATTAACCACTGATGAATTAACTGCTATCGAACAATTAATTCCTCATGGTGCTACTGATTTAGTCCCAGAAGACCAACTAGAGAATCTAGATGCTGCTACTAGAGGTCAGTTAGATAATTGGAATGATTATCTAAGGTCCGTAGATGATAAAGTTGATGCTGTAAATGCTAAACTTCAAGAGCTTTCTGCTAACTTTACGCTATCTGATGTTATTCAGAAGATTGCAGCAGACATGAAAGAAAAAGCAGATGCTCATGATGCCCAAGTTGCTGCAAGTAGATTACTTGAAGACCTAACAATCGATGATATTACGGGTGAAGAATGATGAATTTTAACGAAGATTATTTCTATGTAGAGTCTGTTTTACATCAGTTATCTAAGAAATCTGGTGGACCTGTAATGTATATGAGAGCAGATGGTCCTAAGTCAGTGACTGATGCTGCACAATTAGAAGATATCTGGGATTTTTACATTGGTAAGTGTCCTCTAGATATTATCAATGCATTAAAGTCTAGGGGAGAAGTTTACTACTATCCTAGGACACAGACAGCAGCAGATAATGCTTTCCATGACTGGTTTCCTCAAAAGAAACAGTTGTTGGATGAGGAAATGGGATATTACATTTATGCTGAGGTTATAAATGTATCTGAGGGAGTGCATAATGTGAATGGGTGATAACTATGAGTCTATATTCTGGTAAAGCGAAACAATATATCACTAATTTATTTGGAAAGCACAACGTCAAGTTAGAATTTGAAAACCCACAAGAATTATCTAATGCTCTAGAAGATGTCATTAGAAATTCTGTAATACTTCATATTGCATCATCAAAGAAGAGACTTTGTGGTGCGGAGATGAAAGAGTATGACGTATTCAAGCGAGAGTATCTCTCTAATATCAGAGGGTATACTTATGCGTGGCTGGGTATTCTAGCAGACGAAAAGATTGCCACTCAGATACAATCAATTAAGAAAGCATATTATTACTTTGATGGATTGCTTGACCTAGCATCTCCATGGGCAATTTCATATATTCAGAATACTAATTCTATTGAAGGGTATTACTATTCATTTTCAGAGAAGAATCTTTTGGGTAAAGACTCTGAATTTGTTGAGCAAGTATATGATAGCATGGAGTTATCCGAGAAGAGTAGAGTATTTCTACGAAATCTGAGAGATACCAATCCAGATACATTTAGTGTGCATTACTTAGCATTTGATACTAATAATATCCCTAGAAAGATGGGATATAGGAGCACGGTTGGTGATGCAGTAGCAAGTAACTTAGAAGATGTGTATGGTGATTACATGCATATGTCACAGGTATTTGAGTGCCTTAAAAGAGCATCTGATTACTCTACAGAGGTAGGATTTCAATTTATACCAAAGAAAAATTATTTTGGTATTGATATCAATGTAGTAAATGATGATGTGATGGGATGTGTAGATGCTATGCAATCATTAGGTATCATTGGTGATGAAGAATCTGCATACATGAAGACATTATTTGTGCAGGGATTGGAGAGAGATATTTCTAATGTGACCTGGAAGTTTAGGTGGTCATCTCCAACGAAATTTACAATCAAACAGTATAATTATTACGATAGGGACAAGCACCCACGATTTGTTTGACAAAACCTCTAGGATGCTATATACTGTTGTGGCAAGGAGAAACCAATGACGACCCCCAACTGGCAACATCACTCAAAGAAGGACCAGAAGCGTCATCTGAAACCACAAGCAATGCGCCAAGCAAAAGCAAGGCGTCAAGCACTCAAGCGCAAACTGACATTATCAAAATGACGCATTATGATAGACTGATGGACCGTATTTCATCAGAAATTTATTTGTTTTGGGAAGATGGTAAAAAAGGATTTGATTGGGATGAGGGCTTGGCAGAAGAAAAATCTTATGCTATACTCAAACTGGTCGAAGAGTTTCAACAAACTAGAGTAGATTTGAAAAAAACACGATGGCGAGCTTCAGATTAAAAATATTTGATAATTACTCGCCTGATGTGGATGCTATCAGACAACATGCTATAGAAGATACATACTATCCACCAACAGTAAATGATTGGTGGTTAGGATTTAGGTCCAGAATGTATACTGATAAAGAAAATAATGTTGTTGGTGAATTGTGTAGACATATTGTCAAAGATTTAGATAATCAATTTTATCGTGGCAATAAATTTAAATTTGAAGGATACTTTCACTATTGTCCGTTAGTGTCTCAGCAATTTGCTGGTCCTGAAGTATGGGAAACTCTTCGTTTTCATCGTGATTACAAATCAAACTTTGCTGGTCTATATTTTATAGCACCAAATCCTACTGAATATTCAGGCACATCATTTATTAAAGATGATGAGGAGCATAAAGTTGATAATGTATTCAATCGTTTGATTATGTTTGACTCAAAAGTTTTACATGGTCCACAAGACTTCTTTGGTGATGATATCACTGATGCAAGACTAAATTTTGTTTTCTTTTCAGAAAAGGTATTTGACTTATATGGCACTAACTAAATCAGTTGAAGATTCACTCAACGAAGCATCTGCACATTTACGCAATGCACTTGCATTTGCTGCAAGAAATGAGCGACCAGTTATTTGCAATCAAATTGCAAAGGTGTTGAGTGATATTGATGGTATCGGGTCTATGGAGACTATTTTTGATACTCTAGAAGAAAAAATTGCAGAGATGGAAGACGATGATTAGTAGACATGAATTGATGCACCATCGCCTACAAGCATGGTTGCGTGAAAATAGTTGTGATGAGTTAGAATATCTGGGAGTCCGCCCAGATATTACTGGTGAAGATAATCACTGGTATCGTATTGGATCACATGAAGTAACCGTAGATTGTATTGAAGATATCGAATTAGTTGGACCTGTTGATGAAGAAAGTCAAAACTACGCCTGAAAACGTAAGAGAAGCACATGAAGCATTGTTTCATGTTACAATGAATCTCCCTGAAGCTGCAGCACACTGTGGCATGACAGAAAAAGAAATGAAGATGACATTCTGGGAGTATCTAAAGTATAACCCACCATCATATAATTATGACACAGAGACAATGGCAGGAAGTCTTCACGATAGTGAGACGTGAGCAAAAGAAACATTTAGAGTTTTTTGATGAAGATAGATATAATGAATTGACAGACATTCTAGATAACTTGTATGACTATGCCTACCCTTCAACCCAATGATAGAGTTAGATTTCTTGGTTGCACACTAGAGCAGCAACGATGGGGAAATAATGATTTTCCACCATGTATTGTTGGTCGTGTGTATACTGTGACGGATGTTGAAGTCCATTCACAGCACACCAAAGTATCTCTCAAAGGCATGATGGGTAAGTTTAACTCAGTGTGTTTTGTGTTGGTAAATCCTAATGACGAGTGAGTTATTCAATCAGCAAGGATATTTACATATACCTAACTTTATTGATGAGACAACTATGTCTCTGTTGAAACATTATTTGTTTCTACGCATTAAAGCAGGACATTCAAATTATTCTGCTACAGAGAAACAAGACTTTCAAGCACCATTCTCGCATTCATTTTATGCTGATCCATTATCAGAAACTATCTTAGATAGAAGTGCAAAATCAATCTCATCTTATATTGGTGAGGATGTAGTCCCCACATATGCATATACAAGAATGTATGGCCGCGGCGATGAGTTAGTAAGGCATAGAGATAGAGAAGCATGTGAAATCTCTGCTAGTCTACACATTGCCAGACCAAAAGGTAGTGAAATAAGTCCATTGTATTTCAGTAAGAATAGAGATGGTAGTGATGCTTCATCTGTATTATTAGAGTCAAGTGATATTGTCATTTACAAAGGATGTGATATCTGGCATTGGCGAGAAAAGTTTGAAGACCACAAGTGGTATCTACAAATGTTTCTGCATTATGTTAGAAAAGATGGTCCCAACAAAGGACACATATATGATAAAAGACCAATGCTAGGTGTAAGAAAATAAAACCACATTAAAGGATTCTAATGGCAACACTATTCATTTTTTCATTTGTTATACTACTCGTCGTTACCCTTGAAACCACATGGCCTATCAAAAAGAGGAAATAATTGCTGCTCTCGTTAAAGAGTATGAATGGTTATGCCATGATGACTTTGACCCAGAGCAAGACCCCACTCCAGAGGAGTACCTTGACAGTATCAAGGATCTGTCCTATGATGAGTTGGTAGAGGAGACCCAGACCGACGACCTCTTCACCCTTGATAATTTCATGGATGCTTACTCATGACCTACGAAGCAACTGTTGAGTTTAAGTTTGATGCAACCTTCACACCAACCTATGGGACATCCTCCTGGACTTCAGATGATTTTATCCCTGAAGAGCATTATCTCATCACTGCACCAGCAGCAGACCTTAACGCCAAACAATATTTCAAACTTTTTGAAAAGTTTCTCCTCTGTGTAGGAATGGACCCTGCATCTATTCGTTCTGGTGCTATGTCATTGGTATTCAATGACTGTGTGCGTGAAGATGAGCAGCGTAAGGTATGTAATGAGTATGAATTGACTATGGATGAAGACCTGGAGAAGAAATACCAGGAGTTTATGAAGCGTGATGCAGAATGGGCACGACTGAATAAGAGTGAACCAAAGATCAAAGGTGATGATAGTCCATGGGATGCAGAATGAGAGATAAAATTGTTTTCATTCTTCCATTCTTTCAGGTCATCATTGCACTGGTGACACTTTCTAAAATACCCGAACCACCGCCACAGTATTTCTGTAAGCAAGCACAAGATACTTATGGCAATTATGCAGACTTTATTATTTGTAACCCACAATGAGTATCCCTAATTTTAAATCTAACCACGACTGGGAAGCATTTACCCAAATCTTTGATAGTCAGTGGCATTGTAAGCGAGCACTGCTGAATCGTGTCAAGGATGATATGTTCCCTGGTTATGAGTGGTCTGCACTCACATCAAAGACTATTGAAGTCATCAATGACATCGTAACAAGTATGTTGTATGATGTTGATCGTAAGTTTAAAGAGACACATCAGGACTATAAGACTGAGGATGATGAGTTATTCATTCCTTATCGCTCATTCAAAGAGAATGTGCTTGAGGCATTGAATGAAGCACTCACACCCTATGAGTTGCAATACAAGAATGAATGTGATACACTAGCCTGTGCAGACCACTTGACTGATGAGTGATGAAAGAGTTTGATTATGACCTGGATTATAAGCAACTTGACTTCACAGATGCAGAAACTCGCAAACTTTATCGTATTGGAAGGGGAGAGCAAGGAGTGCTACTGGTACGCCCTTACACTGACGATATTCGACCTTATTGGAGGTTTAGAAGTATCCCTGTAGCAGAGGACTCTTCTAGGACAATTTACAACCTGTATAACAAATACAAGGAGCGTAAAGATTTCATCGGTATGGATATGTGTCGCAAGTTTCTAGAGATGGGTTTCACTCGCTCTAGACGTTATGCTAATCATAAATCTGGTCGTAAATATGTAACCAAGCCACCTTATTACCACACTGGTGATAGAGGTGGCACTCCCATATTGCCACAAGAAACTGATGCTCTCACCAGTGAAAAAGCAAAGTGTGCCTCAATCTTTAAAGTTGTTAGAGACTTGGTTGCTGGCGACCCTGTGTATCAACAAATGAGAAAAGAATGGAGGGCATCAGAATAATGTATCCTACTACTATCGTTGAAAACTTTTTTAGTGACCCAGATGCTATTGTAAAATATTCAGAAAATCTTGAATATTTCCCCTCTCAATCTGGACAGTGGCCAGGTGTACGCTCAAAACATATTGCAGAATTAGATTCCAATCTTTTTCAGCATATTGGAGATAAAATATATTCTTTATTTTATCCAGCACCACCAGAAAGATGGTCTCTAGATATGTGGTTTCAACTTATAACACCATATCACGAAGATAAGTGGCACCCTTCCAATAGAGGATGGATTCATCGTGATGTATATTGTAATTTTGGTGGAATTATCTATTTAACAAAAGACCCAGAAAAAGATACTGGCACCTCAATTTATAGAGAAGCGTTAGGATATTCTTATCAACCAAAGAATGAAACTACCATCAAGAAAAATCATTATTTGGGACATGATGTTTTAGAAAATGAATTGTCTGAAGCATGGCAAAGAAATCAATCTCAATACTTACAAACAGTTAGTGTTGAAAATGTATACAATCGTATGCTTTTGTTTAATCCTAGTGTATTCCATGGAGTGAAAACTTTTGGGACTAAACCAAGACTTACTATTGCTTTCTTTTCAAAGGGAGAGATTGGTAATGATATACATCCACCATTGTATAGATAGTATAGAGGCAGAGATACTATGGGAATGTTTGATTATTTCAGGTCATCATATGACCTAGGAGAAGAATTTACAGACGTTGAATGTCAAACAAAAGACATTGAAGATGGCATTGGTGGCACAATGTCTCACTATTGGTTAGACCCTGCAGGATATCTTTACATCATTGATTATTCACATACTGCCGACTTTGTTGAGTTATATCCTGGAGATGAAGGATATAATGAGGACAGAAAGTTTTTAAACTTTCAGTGGCAACCTAATGGCACTAGAGGTAAAGTATCACCATATCACCTAACAAAATATATTGAAGTGTATCCTGCTGACTGGAAAGGTGAGTGGGAAGATTGGCCTCGCTTGCGTATTCACTTCAAATATGGTAGACTAATGGACTGCGACATCATTACAGGTAGGACCTATGGACGGTAATAGCAAGACTACACTCCACCACCGACGCGATGGATTCTCTGCTCACGGAGATTATTTCCCTGGAGTTGATGTAGAGATTACTATTGACAGCACAGATGCTGACGTGTATACTATGGTGGACTACTTCAAACGATTCCTTATTTCTGCTGGTTACTATGAAGAAAGCTTCATCGATGCGTGCTACAAAATCACAGAAGAGCACGAGCTCAAAGAGCAAGTCAAGAAGCAAAAAACTAGAAGCCACCACAGACACCGCATGGGAGAAACTGGCATCGACTCCAACAACTTCACCTTCAACATTGGAGACTACGACACCCAGGAAGACTACTGATAAGTTTCCTTGGGAATCTTTTCCCATCCGACTTGACATCAAGAAGGAGAATCGTGTATGCTGGTTTGAGTGTGAAGACCACCTGAATAAACTTATTCTACGCGAGCAACTGACACCAAAGGACTATACTATTAGCACCAATGGTGTTAAGTTGGTAGGACTTCCCACACCTAAGCGTAGGAGAAAAACCAAATGAAACTGAGAGTAACTATGAGACAATTCGTTGATAAGAATGGCAACACCTGGGAGTGGGAGGAGACTGAAGAGACTCGTCAGGCACTCAAGAAGTTGCATAAAACTTCGGCAGAGACAAAATTACACACACCACCTACTAAACCAACAAAATGAAGACACTTACACTAGACGATTACAAACGCGCAGGTGAAGAGTTTTGGCCTAAGTATTGGTATGTTGCCAAAGAATTAGGTGAAGACGCTAAACCTGAGCAGATTCTCAAGGTTATGGAAGCAGTTGGCACTGTTGCCCTTAAAATTGCAGTCGAAGATAAACTAGCACCATTTGGATTTAATAAGAAGAAAGATGACGGAGACACAGCAGAAGCGTAAAGTAAAACTATCTGACTCTTTCGGTGGCACCGTAGAGAAAGATATTCCTGATGATGTAGTGTGGATTGATGATGCTTTCTACATTAAAAAGACTCGCTTCGGTCTCTATACATCTATCTTAAGAAATCCTCTGGGTCAGCACTTTATCACTGGTGCTACAGAAGAGGGAGTGCTCACAGTATCACGTTGGCATCTCAAATCTATACAAGAGGGCACACTCGATGAAAATACTAGAGTGGTAAATAGTGGCGTTGTTGGTGGTAAACTATGAAACCTACAGAAAACTATGAGCAGTTGATTGAGCGATTCACCAAACGGACTGCACAATTAACTGCTAGAGCAGATGAGTTGTATGATGCATACTCTGAATATGTTAAGATTCAAGAGGACCTAACACGTTTGGTTGGGTCACTACAAGCAGTAGAATACCTAGCATATGGTAAACTGCCTGGTGATGGAAATCACGATGGCATGAAAAACCATAAACCTGAGAATTGAATAATAAAGAGAAAATTAAGAAATCTCATTTTTTGAGGATTCCCTGATAATATAGATATGTTGAATCACCAGACTCCATGTCAGCACCAAAATCCTCAAACCAACCACTTTCTCAAGAAGAGCAGGAAGAAATGAAAGCACTTAGTGAGGCAATCAAATTCCACCCAGCATCTGTACATCCAGACAAAATGGAGAAATATACTGAATACCTTGTGAGGTCTCTGGCAGCATGAAAAAAATCGAATTGCAAGCACAAATTGAATTTTTAGAGCAAAGAGTTGCTATTCTTGAGAGAGAAAATGCTGGCACGACTAATGCATTGTATGAGATTGAAAATAGATTGCAAGCACAACTTGATGCCTTGACTAACTATACTATGCTTAATCGTGAAAATCTGGAGAAACTAAATGACACAGCAGAATGACTCACTTATTGTAGAAGAAACTGAAGACGGTGGACTAACAATCTCATGGGATAAAGAGGACCCAAAATATTCTTGGATGAATGACTTGACAGAAGAAGAAATCAAGAGTATGCTGGCAGTAGCAATCCACGAGATGACGGAAAATGAGTGACCACGCATACACTGACATGGAAATGGACCTGATGATTGCTACTCAAGAAGCCAAACAATGGCGTGAGCGGTTTGAATCTCTCAAGAAAAACTATGAGATGCTGCTTGATGACTACGAGAAGTTGCAAAACATCTATGTAGAAACTGAGGATGAAATGGTTGGTTATCGTGATAGTTTCCTCAGAGAATCTCTCAAACATGATAGAGAAATGACTGAGGTTAAGGCACGCATATCGACGCTAGAGGCAATGATGAGGTCTGCTAATGGTTGAGGGGTTGACACCCCTCTTTTTTTGTACTATAATTACTTTGTAATCAGTTTTCACCATGACTAACTACATCCGCGTCATTGATGGCGTCACCTACGATTTCAATGACTTCGATGTTACCTGGCAATTCGTGAATGACAAGATTGTCGGCATTGTGCAAGAGATTATTGACACTTTTGTGCAGTCTCGTAAGCGTCTGCGTGATGGACGAGAGACCTTTGAATCTTATCTACGACGCATTGAAACTGATAAGAAGCAGCAAACACAGGCAGTCACAAAGCGTGTGCAATATGATATTAACGATGCTCTAGATGAGTTGATTGAGCGTTACAGTCTCCAAGACATTATTAAAGGTGGTGATGGGTCTGGTAAAGATTACATGCACGTCCCCACAGAAACTCCTGTAGAGTTAAAGACATCTGGTGGTGAAGATAAGCATGATGCTTGTCTTGGTAACATCAGTAGTAGTGTGAAGGTAGATGATACTATTGTGATGAGATATAAATTGACTGGCAATCGTCTCAGTCATTGGCAATGCTTCCGCATGAAGAATAGTGGTGAGAAGTGGAAAAACTACAATCCCATTCGCTACAAGAAAGACAAGAAAACTGGAGAGTTTCTTGTTGATGCTGACGGCAACAAGATTCGTCAGGATAGCAGTTATTCCAGTCTGAAAGCACAGGTTAAAGACAAAGACGATATTGTGTGCTATTCTGGTAGCATCGACCTCAAAGACCTCTGGATTTACTACATCAAAGAAGAAATCAATGCTTGAATTAAACACTGTCTACAATCAAAACTGCATCGATGGCATGGATGCTATGGATGCTGAATCTGTTGACCTGTGTGTAACCTCACCACCGTATGATGACCTGCGGACATACAACGACAGCAGCAAGTGGGACCACGAAGTATTCAAACGTGTTGCTAAATCACTCACCCGTGTGTTAAAGCCAGGTGGTGTAATCATGTGGAATGTTGGTGATGCAACCATCAAAGGTGGTGAGTCTGGTAGTAGTTTCCGTCAGGCACTATATTTCATGGAGGAGTGTGGATTGCGTCTGCACGATACTATGATTTACGAAAAGTCTGGCATTGCATTTGCTGCTGGTCCACATAGTGTGAGATACTCACAAGCATTTGAGTATTGTTTTATTCTGTCCAAGGGCAAACCTAAGACAGTCAATATCATCATGGACAAGAAGAATAAGTGGGCAGGTATCTCCTCATGGGGCAATGCTAAGGCACGAAAGAAGAGTGGAGAGCTAGAAGATGCTGGCAAGAAGAGTAAAGCAACGCGAGAGTTTGGTGCTCGCACTAACATCTGGCGAATCATCAATAGCGGTGGTTTCGGTCAATCTTCCAAAGAAGCATACAAGCATCCTGCAACAATGCCTGAGGCACTTGCGCGGGACCATATCATCTCCTGGAGCAATCCTGGCGACGTTGTTATTGACCCCTTTATGGGCAGTGGGACTACTGCTGCAATGGCGATTGACCAGGGACGTAATTACATTGGTTTCGAGATTGATGACGAATACTATCAACTATGTCAGGCGCGTCTCAAGACGCTAGGAGCACGTCTCACGTCCTTCCTGGAGGACACCCAGGAAAGTGGCACAGAGGCGGTTTCCAGCGCCTCCTGATGCCCTATAATTACAAGGTAATCGAGAGACACACATGGGCACCCGCGCTCGCATCGGCATCCAACTGGCAGACAATTCTGTCCTGTCTTCCTATCACCACTGGGATGGTTATCCTGAGTGGTTGGGTCGCATCTTGACCACACATTACAACAGCAAGGATAAAGCATCCTACCTGATTGATGGTGGTGACATGTCCTGTGCCTGGACTAAAGAGCGTTGGACTGGTAAAGAATTGGCACCATATGTCAAGGAGATTAAAGAGAATGAGGAGTATGGTCCTCAGTATTACTCTCAGCGTGGTGAGGATTGTCCTCCTCGCCTAGATGATAGCGTCTTTGAGTATCTCGACAAAGACAATAACGAAGAGTATGCTTACATTTGGACTCTCAGTAATGGGTGGGTATGTTACAACATGCACTCATTTGACAACCGTAAGCAACCCGAACCCGTACAAATCCCTACGGGAGCACTCGCCTGCTGACCAGTTGGCAGACTGTCCACCATTTCCCCACAGGGCACCAGGATGCCCTATAATTACAAAGTAATCGAGAGACACCCATGCAACTCCAAACCTCTGCCACTCAAGTTGATTTCTATCCCGTTGGCACTGGTAAGCGTTACGTCAAGCGCGTAATCTGGCACCCCACTGAGGAGATTTCACAGCAGATGACTTCTTTCTCTACTCGCACCAAGTCTGATATGGTGTATGATGTAAATAACTACATCGCCAATGGTGCTGAGGTTACTGACTTCAACCTTACCGAATACACTGGTAAGGATTACTCTCCCGTATACTGCTGATAACGAG